CAGTTGAAAATAGGAGGTTATTGCGGATATCATTGGAATACTATAAAAATTCATTCAGATAAGGGCGGTATTATGTGGGCATTATCTCCATCCATTCATCATGGAAATGGAAATATACTATCATGTGAAAGTAACGGACATCCTCAAGCATCAGCTAATTTCCATATTGATGCTGATAAATGTTGGAATTTATTTTTTAATGGTGAACCTCCTAGCCATTATGAATTTATGCCAGGTGGTCACTTTTCAATAACCAAAGAACATGCACATTTAAGATCTAGAGAGTTTTATAAAAAAGTTGTAGATTATTTGGTGAACTATGAATTCGCACCTTGGATTATTGAAAGATTAGAGTGTTATATTTTCAATCCGAAATATTCAACTATTTAATAATTTGACATTTCAGAAAAATATGTTAAATTATTAAATATGATTTTAAAAGAAGATATTAAAACACTGGTGGGTAATCATGTATCTCCTTACATTTATAATGCTAAAGAATTTAAACCTGGAAAAACTCCAATATATTATTCTGGTCCATACTGGGATAATCGAGAAACTGAAGCAGCATTAGATTCATTTTTAAATGGTAAGTGGATTACCGCTGGTGAAAAGGTTCATAAATTTGAAAGCCAGTTCTCCAAGAGGTTCAATACCAAATATGGTCATATGGTGAATTCTGGAAGTTCTGCGAATCTTGTTTTAATTTCAGCATTGAAACGACGATTTAATTGGCAAGACGGAGATGAAGTGATTGTATCTCCTGTTGGATTCGCCACTACCGTTTCTGTTATTTATCAAAATAAATTAACTCCTGTATTTGTTGATATTGAATGGGATACTTTAAACTTCGATCTAGAACAAATAGAATCCAAAATAACAAATAAAACAAAAGCTATTTTCGTTTCTCCTGTTTTGGGAAATCCCCCAGACATGGATAAGTTGATCACCATCAGTGAAAAACATGGTATTCTTTTGGTGGGTGATAATTGCGATAGTTTGGGGAGTAAGTGGGATGGGAAATATCTCAATGAATACTATGTAGCGTATTCCAATTCTTTTTATCCTGCTCATCACATCTCGACAGGAGAAGGTGGTATGGTTTGTTCAAACGACATTGAACTTAAAAAATTATTCGTGAGTTTGAGTTGGTGGGGTAGAGATTGTTACTGTGTGGGGGCTGCAAATTTGCTCCCTTGTGGAACATGTGGTAACAGATTTGATAATTGGCTGGAGAATTTTGACGGTGTTATAGATCATAAATATGTTTTTTCTGAAATGGGGTATAATTTAAAACCTTTAGATTTACAAGGTGCTATTGGTTTGGTTCAACTTGAAAAATTGGATGAAATGGAATCCAATAGAAGAAATTCTAATCGTAAAATATCAGAAATTTTCAATAAATACATCTCCAATATTAGAAGCCCGAAAGTTTTAGAAAAAGCAGATCCTTGTTGGTTCGGGACACCATTCATCTGCGAAGATATTGGTGTTAAGCATAGAATCGTCAAGCATTTAGAAGATAATAAAATTCAAACAAGAAATTATTTTGCTGGAAATATTCTCTTACATCCTGGATATAAAGACTTGGATGATTATAGAAAATATCCTGAAGCTAACAAAGTGTTGAATTCTGTATTTTTTGTCGGGGCTGCACCGCATTACACGCAGCCAGTATTTGATTATATCGAAGACGTAATTTCAAAATTCCAATGATATCTGTATTTGGTGGTAGTGGTTTTATAGGACAGGCTTTTTGTGATAAAAAGAAGTCCGATGTAGCAATTATAGATAGAAATTCTTTCACTCCTATTAGTGATAAAGTTTTGTATTTGATAAGCACTGTTGATAATTACAACGTTTTAACGGATTCTAAGTTAGATATAAATACAAATCTGATTCATCTTATGAACGTATTGGATGAATGTAGAAAAATAAAAGGTATGGAATTTACCTTTATAAGTTCTTGGTTTGTATATGGGGACACCACCCTTCCAGCTAGAGAGGATTCGATTTGCAATCCAAGAGGATTTTATTCTATAACTAAATATGCGGCTGAATTGTTAATTCATTCTTACTGTAAAACATTCAATATTGATTATAAAATAATCAGATTGGGTAATGTGGTTGGAAATTCTGATTCCAAAATTTCAAAAAAGAAAAACGCTCTTCAATATTTGATAAATGAGATGAGGGAAAACAACCCAATCAATCTTTATAATAATGGTAATTTTTATAGAGATTATATTCACATAGATGATGTCGTGTCTGGTATTGAATTTTTAATGGACAAAGGGCAAAATGGTGAAACGTATAACTTATCAGGTGGAAAGCCAATTTTATTCAGAGATATCATAGATTATGCATATCAAGCACTGGATTCTTCCAGCAAAATAGGAAACATGGAACCATCGGATTTCCATAAAATAGTACAAGTTGAATCAATGTATTTGGATACATCGAAAATAAATGATATGGGATTTCACACAAAAAATAATATAAATGAAATTATAAATAAATTATTATGAAAACATTGAAACAAATTTTAAATGAATATAAACTGAATATTTTCGATGAAGAAAATATGAGAATTAATCCTAATTACGGGACAGATAAAGGTCATCCAAAATCTTATATAGATAAATTTTATGAAGATTTCTTTAAAAAATTTAGAGACAATAATAACACTATAGTTGAAATTGGAGTTAGAAGCGGAGCATCTTTAAAATTATGGAGGGAATATTTTTCAGAAGATAGTAAAATATATGGTTTAGATAATCTATATGATAAAAATGAACATTCTGTACCAATAAATAATGAATGGATTTCTGGGAAAAATGTTGAATATATAGTAGGAGACGCATACACCGAGGAAATAGCAAATAAATTTGAAAATATAACGATTCTTATCGATGATGGTCCCCATTCTCCAGATTCTCATGTCAGATTGTTAGAATTATATTCTGATAAAATAGAAAAGGGAGGTGTCATTATAATAGAAGATGTTGGTTATGATCCGAACGGATTACTCAACATTTTGAAAAAAACTCCAAATGCAGAATTTTCATATTTCGATTTCGGAACATACTACGATAACAAAATTATATTATTTCAATTTTAAATATGAATAGTTGCTACGTAAATGTTATTGGTGGCGTGGGTAATCAATTATTTCAAATAGCTGCTGGCTATGCTTATGCCAAGAAACATGGTAAGAAATTGATCGTCAACCCTTATAATTGGTTTGCTGGTCAAGGAACCAATCCTTTAGTGTATAAGGATACAATTTTCAAGAATTTTGAATATGGTAATTGTTTCACTAGAGATGTGATTGGTATTCATGAAAAAAGATTTAATTATGATGAGTTACCATTCTATGTAGGGTCTGTATCATTGAATGGATATTTCCAATCTTTGAAATATTTTGAAGAATACAAAGATGAATTTATTTCTTTATTGAACTTGCCAGAAGTTGATTCAGAAATTGATATAGCATTTCATATTAGAAGAGGGGATTATCTCAAACATGCTACAATTCATCATGTTTGTCATACAGAATACTTTGAAAAGTTCTTTGAAAAATACAAAGGGCAAAATATTAAAGTATTCACTGATGATCCAAATCATGTAATCAACGAATTTCCGAATTATAAATTTGAAATATTACATTCCGATTCTGATATTAAAGATCTTGCATATATGTCAAATTGTGATATCGTAGTGGGGAGCAACTCTACCTTTTCTTGGTGGGCAGCTTTGATTGGTGATAAGACATCTTATTTCCCTTCCAAGTGGTTCGCAGATGGTGGAGAAGCGACTGATATTTACTACGATAAAATGATTAAATGTAATGTTTGAAATTAATAAAATATATAATGAAAATTGTCTGGATACTATTCATAGTATGCCAGAAGAATCCATTGATTTAACTGTTACCAGCCCTCCATATGATGATTTGCGAACTTATAATGGTTATTCTTTCGACTTTGAAAATGTAGCCAAGGGGCTTTTCAAAGTCACTAAGAAAGGTGGAGTTGTTGTTTGGGTAGTCGGTGATCAGACTAAAGATGGTGATAAATCTGGAACGAGTTTCCGTCAAGCTCTTTTCTTCAAAGAAATTGGCTTCAAATTACATGATGTCATCATTTATGAGAAGAGTGGTGTCTCACCAGTGAAAAATAGATATTACCCTGCATTTGAATATATGTTTGTTTTATCCAAGGATAAAGTCAAAACATTTAATCCTATTTGTGATAGACCAAATAAATGGAGAGAGCGTTGGGGTAAGACTCGCCAACGTAGAAAAGCAGATGGAACTATGGGTGAGAAATATGAAAGTAAAATCGCTCCTGAATTCGGTATTCGACGTAATATCTGGAAGTATACGCAAGGAGGTGGTTATGGGTCTGATGATAAAATTGCATACAAACATCCTGCAATCTTTCCTGAAAAATTGGCAGAAGATCATATTTTAAGTTGGTCAAATGAAGGTGATTTGGTATATGATCCGTTCATGGGAAGTGGGACTACTGCTAAAATGGCTATAAAAAATAATAGAAATTTTGTAGGCAGTGAG